ATCAAAAGCTGACAACTCCACTGAAGCAGCCTCAAGCAAAGTAATGGGCTTGTTAGAAACTGGTGGCTCAACTAACGCTCAAGTCAAGGTTGTCACAGAAGGTCTTTTGGCTGGACTAAACACAAACGCTGCAACAGCCGGAGATGCTGTGTGGCTAGGCACTGCTGGCAATCTAATCTACGGATTGGCTAATAAGCCAGTAGCCCCAGCCCACTTGGTTTACATCGGTGTGGTGACTCGCAAAAATGCAAACAATGGTGAAATCTTTATCCAACCTCAGAATGGCTTTGAGCTAAATGAGATTCACAATGTCTTGATTAGCAACCCTCAAAATGGTGATGTGCTCAAATACAACTCATCACTCGGACTATGGCAGAACGGACAACCATAATGCCCTACTTTATCTCAGACCAGACCGATTGCCCTGAGTGGGCAGTAGTTAAAGAGGATGGCGTTGTCATCACTTGCCAGCCAACCAAACAGGATGCCATAGATCAGATGGTTGCTTTGTCAATCGCTGAGGAGATCGAGCCAGGTGGCGAGCTTAGGGCAGAGCCAGATGAGCTTAGTGTTGGTGAGTTTGTCAGATGGGGCTCAGGTGACAATGTTGCCCAAGGTCGCATCACAAGAATTGTTAGAGATGGCGAGATAAATGTCCCAGACTCTAGCTTGACAATCACCGGCACACCAGATGACCCTGCTGCACTTATCAGGATCTACCGCGAGGGCGAAGATGGCTGGAACCCAACCGATGTGCTAGTCGGCCACAAGTTCTCTACCCTAAACAAGATTGCAGAACTAAGAGCAACAAGAGAACTGCCTGACAACTACAGACCAGCCCTAGCCGAGGATGTCCCACAGGGCAGAGCTTGTGGCAACTGCTTCTTCTTCAATGAGGAAAGAATCAACGAAGCTGGCGATAAAGCTTGGTGTGAGCGTTGGGATGACTTTGTTGATGGTGGCTTCTACTGCAACGCTTGGGAACCAGACGCAGATAACGATGACGATGACAACATGGGTGAGATTAGGGCTATAAACCAAGATGCCCCTGCTTACATGAGAGCAGCAGCTCGGCGTGGACTTGAGTATTACGAGCAAGGTCTAGCTGGCGATGGTGTCACTCCTGGCACTATTCGCGAGGCTAGAGCTATGGCAGAAGGCACAGTCAGCGATGACAAGTGGATAAGAATTGCTGCTTGGATTGCTCGACACCTTGTTGACCTAGACAGCCCAGATGCCAACCCCAACTCAGACAACTACCCATCAGCCGGTGTTGTTGCTCACTTGCTTTGGGGATCAGGTCCATCTAAGCGAGCTGCACAGAGGACCAAAGACTACGCTGATTCGGTTGTTGCTAGAATCAGAGCAGAGGAAACTACCAGGATGACTAATAAAAACAAGTGGCTAGATGTCGCGAGAGCGATTGCCCTAAAGATTGACGGCCCACAGGCTAAACAGCCAGAGGTCAGAACTAACAGCGTTGACTTTGAGGTCAGAGCTGAGGGCGATGGTATGAGCTTCACCGGCTACGCCTCAGTATTCAACAGCCCTTCTGAGGATCTAGGTGGCTTCATCGAGTATGTTGCCCCAGGTGCTTTTAGGCGTTCCCTACAATCTCGCAACGAGGTAAAGCTTCTCTGGAACCATGACGCAGGTGAACCACTTGCATCACTTCGCGGTGGCACTATGCAACTTGTCGAGGATGACCGAGGCCTAAAGGTCACAGCACAACTTCCCAACACAACCCGAGGCAGAGATGTTGCCGAGCTACTTAGGACTAAAGTTATAGACTCCATGAGCTTTGGCTTCAATGTCATCAAGGATTCATGGTCAGCAGATGGGAAAACAAGAACCTTGGAATCAGTCAGACTTTTTGAGGCCTCGATAGTTAGTTTCGCTGCGTACCCTGCTACCACCGCGACTGTTAGATCTACCGACCAGGCGATTGACCCTGACAGACTTGCCGATGCACTGCTAAGGCTAGAGTCCGGTGATGACCTCGATGAGGCTCAGGCAACCCTAATCACCGATGTTGTTGGCAAGCTAAAGGCACAGCCAGAAGCAGAAGATGTTGCAGACAACGGCCTTGACTTGCTAGACCTAAAGAAAAAGCAATTTGACCTACTACTCAAAAGGATCTAATCATGGCAACCAAAGATGAGATAAAAGCAGCTATCCTTGCAACCGCTGGCAACCCATCAGCCGGTGTAGTCGCAGAAATCGCTGAGGATCTAGCCCAAGCAGTCTGGGAACTTGACAACAAGAACTCAAATAACCCAGCCAAAGAAGCACGGGTTATTGACGCAAAAGAAACTCGCTAACTAGTTTCTTTCCCCAGCTCGGCCCCCTTCCTGAGCTGGGGTTTTTTTGTGCCTATAAACTTGTGAGTAGCAGTTGAGTGTAAGCACCGCTGTGTCTGTTGAGTGTCAGCACCGCAGGAAACCCTAATCAACTAACTAACAGGAGAATCATGTCTGACTTTATCAAGTCACAAATGGATGCTCGCAACAACCTCATCGCTCAGGCGAGAGAAGTCCTAGACTTCGCTGAGGCTGAAAAGCGTGGCCTATCCGCAGAAGAAAACCAGAAGATTGCTCGTATCGAGGCTGACATTGACCAGGCCGACACAGCTATCAACACTGCTCGTTCAATCGCAGACCGCGAAGCTCGTGCAGCCGAGGCATCCGCTTCATTCGCACCAGCAACTTACGCACCAGCTAACAGCGATGCAGACATCCTACGCTCAATCGCTATGGGTGAAATGCGTGGACACGAGTTCACTCGTGAGAACCGTACTCTAGTTCCATCCAGCAACACTGTTGGTCAGAGCTTCTTTGACCAGGTATTTGAGATTGCACAGCTAGTTGGCCCAATGCTAACTACCTCTGAGGTCTTTGCAACGTCCAGCGGAGAAAATTTAGTAATTCCGACGGTCACCGCGACTTCAACCTCTGGTTCAGTTGCAGCAGCAGGAACCATCTCTGAGAGCAACCCAACATTCTCATCCATCACACTAGGGGCTGAGAAATATGGCGCGCTGGTCCAAGTGGCCCAAGAACTAGTCACAGATGCCGGATTTGACATCACTAGCTACATTGCACAGCAGCTTGGAACCTCACTTGGCCTAAAGGTCAACGATGTTCTAACCACAAAGCTATCCGCTGCTGCTGGATCTGTAGTTCGTGGAACTGCAACCAACTTTGCTGCTGAATACGAAGATCTTGTCACGCTTGTGTACGGAATCGCGGATGGCGCGAGAGTGCTCCCAGGCTTGGGCTTCCAGATGAGCAAGACCGGTATCGCTGCAGCTCGTAAGATGAAAGACGGATCAGGTGCTTACATCTGGACCGACTCTGCAGTCCCAGGACAGGCAGCTACCTTGCTTGGCTACCCAGTATTCGAGAACCCAAATGTTGCTGCTGTTGGAACTGCTGCTAAGTCAGTATTGTTCGGACACTTGCCATCATTCAAGGTTCGCGTTGCAGGTGGAATGAGAGTTGACCAGTCAGCCGACTTCGCTTTCAACACTGACACTGTGACCTACCGAGGCCTAATGCGAGTTGATGGTGGACTAACCCACGCAACTCACATCGGTTTCTACCAGGGTAAGTAATTAGCCCTAGCTAAATAAGCTGACAAGCCCCAAGCGTGTAGGTTCGCTTGGGGCTTGTCTTTTGCTAGGATTAGGCCATGCCTACTACTACTAAAAAAGAGAAACTAAACGGAGCTGTCAGCCTTTGGTCAAACAGCTATAACGCCCCAACCGGATACGGCCAGCAAGCCACACACTTGTTAGACAACCTCAAAAGGTCTGGGCTCGATGTCCAGATGTTGTCTAACTACGGACTCGAAGGTGTGCCGACAACTATCCAAACACCTCATGGCAAAGTGCCACACTTCCCAAGAGGCATTGACCTTTACAGCAACGATGCTGCACCGATAGATCACGCGAACCTCATTGCCAAAGACCCTGACAAGCCAAACCTGTTTATCAGCCTTTACGATGTTTGGGTTATGCAATCAAAGGGCTATGACAAGTTCCCTATCGCCTCATGGGTTCCACTTGATCACATGACTATGCCACCAAAGGTTGAGCAGTGGCTTCGCAAGCCTAATGTCACACCTATTGCGATGGCACCTCATGGCGTTAGACAGATGACTGCCAAAGGCATTGAGTGTGAGTATGTGCCTCACGCTATTGACACTAAGGTTTACAAGCCAACCTTTGAGATTGGCAAGCACGCTATCAACGATTACCTCGGCATCAAAGAGGATGACTTCCTCATTGGAGTTGTTGCAGCTAACAAGGCATCGGGTTTGATCCACAGAAAAGCTTTTGGTGAATTGCTAATGGCCTTTAGCATCTTCTCTAAACAGCAGCCTGACGCTTTGCTCTATCTCCACACCGACCCTTATGGGATGGCAGGTGGCTGGAACCTTATTCAAGTTCTCCAATCACTCGGTATTCCAAAAGACAAGGTGCTACTGCCTAACCCACAGGACTATCGCTTTGGGATGGCTAAGAAAGACCTTGCAGCCATCTACACCAGGATGGATGTGCTACTTGCCCCTAGCTACGGCGAAGGCTTTGGAGTGCCGACACTAGAGGCTCAGGCTTGTGGCACAAGGGTCATCGGATCTAACTGGGCAGCAACCCCTGACCTAATCAGCGAGGACTCATGGCTTACCGATGGACAGCCAAGCTGGGATGCAGGTCAAGATGCCTGGTGGCAGACACCGAACATTCCTAGCCTTGTCAACGCACTCAAAGAGTCCTACTACGCCAAGCGAGGCCCATCACAGGTGGCTATTGACTTTGCTAAAGACTTCGACATCGAAACAGTTTGGGACAAGCACTGGGTTCCGGTGCTAAAGAAACTACTCAAGTGATTGCTTGGATAAGCCACCATCTGCCTGAGTATTGGCAGGGAAAGCTTGTCGGTGGTGCAGAGATGACCGATGCCACTTTGCTCGATGAGGCACCTGTTGAGGTCAAGACATTCCTACCTAGCCAATGGCGTGAGGCTATGGAGTTCGACAAGATAGTTATTACCGGCACAGACCTGCTAGAGCCAGAGGCAATGACAGAGCTGGCAAACAAAGAACCTATTGTCGCAGTCCATCACTTGCAAACAAGAAGCCCAGAAAGAGCCAACCTATTCAACTCGGCCAAGACGCTTATTTGCCATACACCTAGACACCTAGAGCTAGAGCTTGAGTGGACTAACCCAAAGTCAAGCACCTGGATCATTAGCTCACACGACCCAAGCTTGTTTACCTCAAAGCCCAAAGAGGACTTTGCCTTGTGGGCTGCAAGATGGCATCCTCAAAAGGGTCCAGAGCAAGCAATCGAGTGGGCACAGCAAGAGAACCTGAAGCTAATCATGATGCACGACAAGACAAGGGCAGAAGTCCTAGAGGCTATGAGCCGAGCCAAGCACTTTGTGTTTCTGCCACAAGGCTTTGATGCAGAGCCTCGCACAATCATCGAGGCAGTCTTGTCAGGTTGCCAGGTACACACAAACGACCTTGCTGGTATCAGTTCGATACCTAATTGGCGTGACCCAGAAATTATGGCGAACTTGGTCAGCAACTCAAAGGAATTATTTTGGCAGACAGTGCTTCACTAGTAGTTGCTTGCTGGGGTCTTAGATACCAGCCCTACATTGCAAGATGGTGGGAAAGCGTTAGAACCCTCAACACCAAGCCAGATGAGATAGTCCTAGCAACCTCAACCGGTGATCCTTGTGGCTTGCTTGCAACTATCCCTGACTGGGTTGACATCCCAATCATCAAACTAGAGATTGACTCAGATGACCATAATGTTATTTGGCTAAAAGCAGCAGAGGCAACCACTAAAGAGTGGATTGTTGGGATGCCAATAGATGACCAATACCATCCACAAGCTTTGGACTTTTTAGAATCGGTGGATGGTGACCTGGTGATTGACAACTGCAAGCTTCTCCAAGGTGGCGAGTGGATACCTAGTTGGGATAACTCAAAGACCCATGACAGAAGGTTTGCTCCGGCTGGAATTGGACCTTATCGCAGAAACCTGTTGCCAATGTTTGCAGACAGCTTCAAGGACTATTACTGGAATGACATGGTGTTCTATCTCCTAGCAGTCAAGCGAGAGGTCAAGGCTTACCGCACACAGAACTATCGCATGATTCACGATCTAGGACATGACCACGAAACTATGTCAGGTGTAAACAGCGACTCAGCCAAAAGAGCTTGGGCTGATGATCAATTAGCAAGAGTCAGGGCCGAGCTTGGCCTTTAGAGAGTATGCTTTTTAGCGGATAGACTAGGACAATTATGGCAATCACTAACGGCTACGCCACCTTAGCTCAGGTCAAAGCAGCACTCAGAATCACAGACAGCGTTGATGACCCACTATTGGAGATGGCTATTGAGTCAGGCTCTAGGGCTATTGACGGATACGCCAACCGCAACTTCTACTCATCCGGCTCGGCAGTAAGAGTCTTTACACCCAGCGACAGCTTTGTCACAGAGATTGACGATCTAATCAGTCTGACAACTCTAAAGACAATGACCGATGATGACAGCACCTTTGACACTACTTGGACTTCTAGCGACTACCAGCTTGAGCCACTAAACGGCAGAGCTGATGGACTAATCTCACCTTTCACAAGCATTAGAGCTGTTGGAGATTACCTATTCAGCCAGTTTGAGCAAGAGGCAACTGTGCAGGTCACAGGTGTTTGGGGTTGGTCAGCAGTCCCAATCTCAGTCACCCAGGCAACAGTCATCCAGGC